GTTTAAGTTTTTGACCAACGACATTAATGCTTAACATGTTATTAGGACACTAGTTCTGAAGTTAATGCGCCTGTGCCTTGGAAAGTTAAACTTCCTGTCACAATGCCATCAAAACTTGCAGTGTAACTTACACCAGTAATTACGCAATTACCACTGTATTTAATGTGACCTGTTGTTTGACCTGTTTCTGGATATAATTCAAAAGCACATATTTCAGTTGTGTCTGAGTTAAAGTCCAGTTGACCAATTGTATCAAACTGTGGAACAGCTGATCCAGCCGCACCATCACCTTCTAATACAAAGTCTGCACTTCCGCTAAATGTGTGCATGGTCTTAACAAAAGTTCTTGCTAATGAACCCATTGTGCTTGATTCAGCAGTGTCTTGTGTTGTGTCTAGTGTGTAACTTGTAAGCTGGGCTAAGCCGTTAGTTCCAAGTTCTATGACACCTGAGTTTCCTCTAATTGTTGCCATCGTCATTCTCCTCTAAGATTATTGGCTCGTCTGCAGGAATAACATCTGGCTCAACCATCAGTTCAATCTTTGGCTTTTTCTTAGTAGATTTAGCCTCAGTCCATCCTACATTTTTATAGTTTTGGATTTTTTCTTCACTCCACTTTGCAGTGTCGTAAGTTTTGTTTCCTTTGGTTAAAAGCATTATGCTTCTCCTCTTGTGTAGATATATTCAACCTCAAAAGTTAATGTGATTAAACCAAATCTTGTGTCAATGGCTTCATCAATTGCTAACTCAGTTAGTCTAGTATCTAGTGCATGACCACCGCGTCTACGATCCACTTCGAGAACTTCTTCAACTCTCTCTGCAATATCATTACGCTGCCGATCAATGTCTGTGCCAGTAACATAACAATCGCAAATAACATTAAAAATGCTCCTACGCTCGCCACTGCTACCTTGCATGGTAAATTCAGTCCTGGTTTCGTCGCCACTTTTGACAACAACTGCAGGAAATTGTGTTCTACCCAATTTCTCAACTTCAATTACCTCCCTAGTTACATAAACTGGTTTTGGGTCATTGCTGTCAGTGAGCAGTTCAACAATATTATTTGTAATATCATTGCGTTTACTCATCTAACTAACCTTTGTGCTGGTTGTAATTCTCGTTCACTTTCATCATAAGTTCCGTCATCATTCCAATCATAAAACAGTTCGCGTTTTGCTAGATCAAATTCATCGTAAAAGTTTTTTGAATAGTAATCAATTTGTGTTTGAAAACTGTCACCTTCTACTGCCCACTGTGTTAACTGTGGTAGTATGTATTTGAACAAACAATAGTAAACTGCACTACGGGTAAGTTGACTTTCTTTCACTTTTGTGGGATCATAATCACCACTGTTTACTCTCAGTGTTGGAAACCACTCAATGCGTAGGAGCCTGTGAATATCTGATTCTGTTTTAGAGATCATATCAGTAAAATCCTGGATCCCATAATTATGTAAATCTGGAAAGTATTCTACAATATTATCTTCTGTGAATATAGCCATTCTGTTCTCCTTTAAAAGGGGTGTAGCATTACACTACACCCTAAACTTAGTATGATTTAAGCCTGCGAGTCTTCAATAATTACGCCACGACTTGCATCAATTACTAATGCACCCATTGCCATTGAAGCCACTACATCGAAGCCAACCGCTTCTGGACGGCGTGCCACTTCAATCTTAACACCACCTTGTGAAGCCATCTTAACTGCGTCTGCAGAGAAAATTGCCATTGCTGGGTTTTGATTGGTTGTGCCCATGTCTGTGTCATTTAAGTATGAACTTACATAACACTCCACGCCTGCGATATTTCCGAAATAGCCATTACGCATAGCTGTGTTTTGGAATTCTCCACCTGCAAAACTATTTGATCCAATTGCACCTAGTAAGTTAGCATATTGGTTAGTTCCAACAATACCAAATAGTTGTCCTGTTTCGCCTTGTCCACGAATTGTTCCAACTGCGGTAAAAATGTCTGCTAGTGCTAATACACCTTGACCTACTGCACCAGTTAATTCTTGTGCTGTTAAACCTGCAAATTGTGTAGTAACTGCTTTGTCCACTGCTGTTGCAATAGAATTGCCCATGATACGGCCCATATCAGCAGTATCAATACCACCTAGGTCTCTTAAAATTGTGCGACTTGCATGTAAGTCTAACGCAATAGTTTTCTTTGTGTTTGTTGGTAGTTTTGAAGCAAAATCAACACCTGGGTCTGTTTCACCACCTGCGGCTGATACTGTGATTGCTTCTACTGATCCCATTAATGGAACTTGAGCACTTGCACTTCCGTCTGGAACAACAATATTTGGAACGATTGCACCCGGAATGTATAAACTTGATTCCTGTGCTGCGTATACTGTGGCAGCCTTTACAGGGACCACCATTGAATCTAGGTTAATACCTGATCCATATTCATTAACATATGCCATTTAAATTTCTCCTATTGGCTAATAATTATAATTGACCAAGCCTTTTTGCTTCGCCATAAATTTTTCTATGATCTGGATTGTTCATATCCAAATCTGCCAAATTCAACTTTGCACTCTTTTGTGGTGCTAAATTGCTTTGACTTCCTAGGCCGCCTGGAGTTGCAGCTTTAAAGTGTGGATTTGCATCAATAAAATCATTTACCAATGAATCTACACTGTATGGGTCACCTGAGTCAGTGTATTTAGGTTGTCCGTTTGTGTCTGTAATTTCTACACTGCCATCTTCGCCTAAACGAATTTGGTTTTTAAGCAAACTTACTACCTGTTCTGCATTAATGGCTCCGCTTTTATTTGCGGCACTTAATAATGCGCCATCAACTTTTACGCTTGTGAGTTCTGAGCGTAATTGTTCAATGGCTGAGTCCTTTTTTGATACTGTTTCTTTTAAAACAGTCTCGAACTCGCCTCTTGCTTTTTGAGCCTCCAATTTCTTTGCTTCTTGTTCCGCAGTTAGTTTGCGATAATGATCAACATCAACGCCATCAAACTTTCGTTCAAGAGCACGCCTTTGCTTTGCTAGACGATCTTCAACAACTTTGTCCAATTGTTCTTGTGAGAATGTTTTGGATAAATTTGTGTCTTCTACCTGATTTTCAACATCTGTTGCGGCTTCAGTTGCCTCATCCACTAAGTTAGTGTCATTCATAAAATAGTTCTCCTGTGCATTTATTTATGCTTTGTAAAAACATCGCAGTTCTTGTAAGCAAGCCTTCTGCAATACCCTTCGTTTAATAGTGTTTCCACTATGATGTTGTTTGCATTAAATTCAAAACAGATTGTGTCCATTTTTAAGAACTGTTCAGCATAATGACTAAACAAATATTCTACTTCTTTAATTCCAAACCTTACACTGTCATAAGCAGTGAAGTCTATATGAGTAAGATCTCTTGTATGAGCTACCCGAATTCTGTCTGTTAAACCCCAACTTTTTATATTGGCTTTAACTATTTTTGCATACCAATCTTCAAATTCAATTATGTCAACGCTCTCGTGTTTAGCTAACAATGTTCTAGCTGAACATCCATATGAACTACAAATATCAAGTGCAGCAGTGCCGTTTACTTTGCCCCATAATGTTGCTATTCCTCTTTGTTTCGGATGGAACATCATGCCGCGTTGTATAATACCAGGTGTAGTCATTTTACCATCCAATATCCAAAATTTATCTTTAAATGGACTTGGCATACGCTTCATACAAATAACTTCAATGCCTTGTTTAGCGGCTCTAACTGCTTTCCAATATTCAGCGTCAGCTTCACAGTGTAATCCATGTTCAGCCATTAACGCCTTCATTGTTGAGTAACTGTTGCTTTGCACTATCAATGTCTGCTTGACTTATTTCTGAGTGTAAGTCTAGTATTTGTTGATCAGTGAGACCTTCCATAATCATTTCTTGTATGTGAGCACTACGATTCTCTGGTGTAGTTGTGTCATGTTCTAACACATCACCTGAAATGTTTTCTAGTAATTCACCAAGTTCGTCTGCATCTTCAACTAATGCTCTTGCAATACCTGCCTGCACAACTTTTGCTAGTAGTGGATTGCTTACGCCAATCTCCATTGCTAGTTTTAAGTTCATTAGGTCTTGTGTTCTATCTCTTGTATCAAAACTGTCAGGATATACAACTTCACCATCCCAAGCAGTGCCTTCCCATAAACACCATAGTCTCCATATCTGTTCCTCTGCCAGGGACAAATTTGAAGCCTTATCTGCTAACAAACTGTTGAGTGCTTTTTGCTCAATCATCATTGCTACGCCACTTCGTGCAGTTTTTTGTCCGCTTACACTATCCAAGTGTGTCATTTTTTCAATAGCTACAACTTTTCTGTCAATAGTGTCTAGTAGTGTGGATATATTCTGGCCCGATGGTGTCAGCAAGTATGGCTTTAAACCGCTATCCAAGTTTTCATCCATTGTAACAATAGCACCAGCACCAGCACTTGCTTCTGTGCTTTGTGTCTTAACCAATGTTGGGTGGTTACTAAGTTTAATTAACTGATTGATTTCTGAATAGTCTGTGTATATACTTCTGTTTAAGTCAGCTACATCCGCGATATCACTTACGCCCACATTATGTTTCCATGTGCGGTTATTGTATAATACTACAATTGGTATTTCTCCAATTGTGTTTGGTGTTTCTGTAATTACACTTACAACTTTTGAGTCTTTTTGTGCTCTTAGTCGCATTGTGTTTTCTCTTGTGTATACAATAAAGTCTGTATACTCTTCGGTTTTATTTTCAATTGCTTTTAAGTATGTCATTACCATGTGTCCATTGGCTTGTCTTTGATACTGCCAATCAATAACATTTTCTGGTGATAACAAACTTATATAAGGTCGTATGCCTTGTCCTAATTCTTCTGCTCTTGTAGTAGCATTTGATTCTGGCTTGTCTACTGCAATAAACACACATCCATACACACTTGCCCATTTGCCCGCTTCACGCATAAATGCGTTAAAACTTCTACCATCTAAATCAGCATCTGCTAGGAAACTATCTAAATTTGGATTGTTTTCTATATTGCCATAATCACGCTCAATGTTACTACCGTATATAAAACTTGAATATGAATCAATAGTTCTTCTACAATGGTTCTCTAAGGGTGTTTCTCTTATTCTTTGTCCATACTCTTGACTTGTTTCTAAAACATATGGAAACAAGTATTCACCATTTAAGTATTCTGTGCCACCTTGGTAACTGTCTGCGTAAAAGCGATAACGCTCAATATTCGCTGCGTAGTCGGGGTGGACTTCTTTAAGTTGGTCTTTACTAAACATTATTTTTCCTCACTATTATTTATACTACCCAAATCTACGCATGGGCGGTGCATTTATAGCCCATCGTGCTGGTTCGACCCGCGGTGGTTGTATCTTTGTTATAGGATATAGATACTCAACCATGTATCCTAGTGCGTCGGGCATGTGATCCAACCCACTGTGCTTATCCGGTTCATTACTACCTTCACGGTAAGATAGTTTTGTTAAGCAATTTTGTAAACTTTTGCATTGTGGAGCAATCTTTAGTTTGCCACTGCTAAATGCACTGTTTACACTGTTAATTCTGTCCTTTACAGGAGGATGGCTTCTTCTAACATGCACATTGAATCCTGCATTTGATAATATTTTATGATCTGTTGTTATGCTACTTGTTTTTCTGGCACTGCCTGCAGGATCTGGAAACACATGCACTCTACAATTAGGATAACGCAGCTTTATTTCATCACACATTTCAAATGTGTTTGAATTACGCAATTCTATTTCATCAAATACATGCAAGCCTGTTTTGTCTTGACTTGCAATTACAGCACTTCCTGGGTCCACATTAAAATCCATTCCTATGCATATTTCTTTTGGTGTTTGTTCAGCAAATCTTGCCACACAGTTTTCATCGAATGCATAGTAAATAATTCCAACATAATCGACCCAATCTGCTAAAAATTCACTCTTAAATGTGCGTTCATCCATGTCACGGCGTGCATCTTCTATTTCTTCTGCAGGAACATTACCACCGTCAAGTGTTGTAAACTTGTAACTACTCCAATTATCAGTGTTTCTTCCATGCATAAACATGTCGTAAAAATGATTTTTGCCTTTGGGTGATCCAATCCACATAGCGTGTCCGCCTTTGTCAGCCATAGCAGGACGCATTACTGTCCATATACCTGGATCCATATCAGCATACTCATCAAATATTACAATACCACTAACAAATATACCTCTAAGACTGTCAGGATTATCAGCACCTCTACAAAATATTTTGGCACCATTAACTAATTCTATACGCATGTCTGTTTCATTAATTTTCTTAATCCAACGCAGTTCTGCTAGTCTTTCTTTGAGTGGTTCCCAAGCAATAGCACGGGCCATTCTGTATGTGGGCGCAATATAATAATTAGTAGTCTTTGGTGTTCTTGCAAAATAACACAATTCACGAATTGCTAAAAAACTTTTGCCAAATCTTCTTCCGGCTGCTACCAATCTAAAACGATTTGTATCTTTTGCTACTGTTTGTTGTGGCTTAGTTAGTTGCATCTTCTACCCAGGGTAACGGTGCGTTTTCATCACTGTCAATTAATCCATTATCGCTCATGCCCAACAAGTTCTTTGCTAGAAATATTTGCACACTTGCATTATGATTTTCACAAGCATTTCTAAACATTGCTCGTCTTAGTTTTATCTTACCATTTGCATATCCAATATCAAGTGCATCTTGAGCGTTGCGTTTGATAGTGTCTGTGCTACAACCAAATATGTAACTAATTTCTTTTAGTGTGCATTGTAATTCTGCGAGCTTTTTTATTTGTTCTTTGTCCAGTTCAATTTTTGGACGCCCGCCTTTGTTTTGTGTAGGAACGGTCTCTACTGTCATAGTTTTATCCTTTATAGACTTCTATTTTTTACACTAACACGAAAGTTTCGCTTGTCTGTGTAATTGTCGCTGGTTACTATTGTGCATTCAACTGTGTAAATGTTTCCAACAGTGCCTGCACTAATGTTTGCAGTTGTTTTTGTTGTGCTTGTAACTGCACTTGTGTCAATAGTCAATGGACTTGCATCTCCGCTTATTGCAACAATATTCCAAGTTGCACTAGTAAGTGATGATCCACTTGGTAGATAATTAACCCAATCTAAACTATAGTCTAATATACTAACTGGGTCTTTTTCTATATAGACACCTTTGTTATCTCTAAGATAGCCTGTAAGCGTGGCCATTTAACTCTCCTCAAATAATTTTTGTATTCTTGTTTCACTTGGCACTAATTTAACTCTTGTTTCTGGTAATACTACAAATGCTCTTGTTTCACTGTCTACGAAGTATGTGCGTCTTGGATCGCTACCACGGATTAAACTACCTAAAGCAGTTGCACCCAATACTAAATCACCTGTTGCACTAGCACTTGCAATTACTAATACTGCACTACCTGTAGCACCTAGTTCAATACCAGCAGTGCTTACACCTGTTACAGTTACACTTGCAGTTACACTAGCATCTAATACAATGCCAGCAGTTGCACTTGCTTGATCCTGGTCAAATCCTGCCGCACTAGCGCCTAGCACCAATGCTGCGGTTGCACTACCAAGTTTAAACAATTCAGCAGTTGCACTAGCACCTACTACTATGCCAGCAGTTCCACTACCGCTAAGTAAAAATCCAGCACTGCTATCAAACGCAGTAACTATGTTTGCAGTTGCAGTTCCAAATTGGCGTAAACCAGCGGATGCACTTGCTCCTACAACAATATCACTTTGTATACCACCATCCCAATTGCTAAATGGCCAGCCTGCCCATGTGCCACTATCTGCCCAAGTTGTTGCACCACCATGCACAGTTTGTCCACTATTAGCACTAGCACTAAAGCCAACACTAATAACAGGTGCATGTATGATATAATCACCCTGGTCTAGTAAGTAGTCTTCGGTTACATAATCAGTAACGCTGCCATTAACAGTTGCCATAATATTTTACGACAATGTAATAGTCAAGTTACTTGCGTTAATTACGAATGTATCACCGTTTGAAACAACTTTTGGACTGTCCAATGCACTATGCGCCAATAAGTCACCGCCACTACTTGCGTTGTATACGGCTACATATGCTACTGTGCCCCAATCACTTCCTGCAGTTGTAAAAGTTACTGCACCACTGTTTGTTGTTGCAAACTTAACACCACTAGTCGTTGCACTAGAAAATGTTACAGTTCGCCTTGTATAGTTTGTCCCACTTACTTCTGTGCCTGTTCCGGCATCTGTTGGGTCTGTTAAATAAAGTGCCACATACCACGCGGTTGGGCGTGTCACACTTCCTGCGGTGAAGAAAAAGTTTAATCCATTTTCTTCTAACCAATTGCCTGCTGCTGACATATTATATCTCTCCTTCTGTTTTTAAGATATCTGTTTATGATAGTTTAGTTACACGGAAATTCCAATCCGTGCTAAATGTTCCGTCTGTGTTGAATACTGCAAACTTAAATTTGTCTGTGCCATTGCTTGTAAAATAAGCCAACATACTTGCACCTGTTCTGCCTTCGCAGAAAGTTTCAATGACTGTTTGAGGACTAGCGTCAATGTTGTAAAATCCAGACTCAATACTGTCTGGATCATTACTTGCTGGATTACCAAGTGCAGTCATCCTCATTCCTGCAAATAATATTTCATATGTGCCACTTGCAAATACCATTTCGTCACTGTTTGTTCCGCCTACAGTTACTAAACTGCCTGTGTCAATTACTTCACTTATTGCATATGGATTACGAAAACTACCTGCAATATTTTCAGTGCTTAATGGTGAGCCTGTAATTGACAGTATTGCAATACTGCTACCTTGTCCACCACCACCGGTGCTTACTGTAGCGTTTACCCATTTTGAATTTGCACTGTCATACTGTAACAGTTGTTCATTTTGTGGACTACTAATGTCTACATTGCCAAATTCATTTTTGATTGCGTTGGCATTTTCAATATTTAATTTTATTTGTGGACGAGCTAGATTAGGATTATCTGTGCCTGCGTCTAAGTCCGTTGTTGTTGCATCTACTGTTGGCCAAGCCATTTATTTCTCCTTAGTGTAAATCTACCCATGCACCGTTGGCATAAACTTGTAATTTGTCTGTGGTTGTATTGAATAAAACACTACCTTGTGTTACTGTGCCTAAAGCATTTCTCTCTGTGGTTGTATACAGTGGCATTTCAACTAATTTATTAAGTTGAATTCTTTGAGTTCCGCCTGGCATACTAACTTGTGCGGCTGCAGTTCCAAAACTAACATTACCATTTGATATAACATTAATTGACCCAAGTCCATCACTGCTAATTTCTAAATCGTTTGCACTAGCAGCACCTTGAGCTGGAAGGAATCGTATTGTTTCGCTAGTAGCGTTTGTTTTGAATCTTACACTACCACCGTTTGAATCAAAGTCGGTTTGCTTGCCTGTAAATGTAATATTGGCTCTTGCACCTGTTTGATCTATTGCATCAATTTGTCCACCTACTGCATCTGTGTTGATACCAATAAGTTGTAGTTTCATACTGTCATTGCCAGTATCTAGGATTTTTAATTCAGCTTGTGTGCTACCTGTTGGCTTTATAGTAATATCCTGAGTTGAATCTGTAAGGTCATTGCCTGCTAGATTACCATTAAAACTACTACCACTAACAGTTGCAAAACTTAAATTGCCACTACCATCTGTTTTTAGCACCTGATCAGCACTACCATCACTGGTTGGATAGTTTAATCCACTCAGTATTGCTGGACCATCATTTTGTAGTTTGGCTGTGCTTGAGTTTGATTTGAAACTCCAATGATTGCTTGAACCAAAGTTAGTGGCATTGCCAATTGGATTTTCATATTGATAACCAATAAAGTCTGTTACTGTTTGACTTGCACTTTGTTTATAAGCCTGCACACTAACACCAACACCATTTGTTACAGTAAGCGTTTGGCTACCTGTATACTGTGGCACAATTGATAGCGTGTTACTGTCTGTTACAGTTGCGGCGTTACTTGCATGGTTGTTGCTTACATTTGAAGTCATCCACTGTCCGTGATGTCCACTACCAAAACCTGATGCAGTTAAGTCAAAGCCATCTGTAATTAAGTTACCTTCAGTGAAGTTGTGTCTAATACGCCCACCGTTACCACTTTGGTCAGCATCTAATTGAACACTTGCAGCTCTAATGTTTGTGTATATTCTATCTGATTGGTTTGTATCAATAACACTTACTGTTGCTGGACCATGTGCTCTACCAGCGTTAGTTCCACCAAATGCATCAAAGCCTGAGCTTGTAGGATCTGCTGGAGCACCTATAATTTGATAGTTGCGACTTGCATCTGTAATGTTTTGTCCATTTTGATCTAATGTGCCACCTAGTTGAGGTGTTGTATCGTCTACAACTGCGGCTATGCCACTACCACCTGAGTTGGTAACAAAACTTAATTGTCCACTACCATTTGTTTGTAGTATTTGTCCACTAGTGCCATCTGCAGCGGGCCAGTTTAAACTGTTTAAACTAAGTGTGCCTGCGTTTGTTGTAATGTTTAGATTGTCACCGTTGTTAAGTGTGCTAATACTACTATCACTAATAAGCACATCTTTAATTGTGTGGTTGTAGTAACTTACAACTTCGCCACTTGCTTTAACTATAAATTTGTTGTCGTTGCTTTTGTCTGCTACACTGAGGATTGCCAAACTACCATATGTGCCACTGTCACTGTTACCTGCTTTTATACGCAAGCCTAAACCACTATTGTCGTCGTTGACAATGGTTAAACTGTAATCACTGTGTGTTTGATCCATAAGTGTTTTGTTTATTTTTACATCACCTAGTGCGTTTGTAACTGTATTGTTGTTTGTATCAAGTGTGCCACCTAGTTGAGGTGTTGTGTCTTCTACAATGTTAAGCAAATAGTTACTGTCATTTGTCCATTGCGAAATGTTACCTGTTTTATTTGTAAACGCACTAGCACTTACTTCACTTACTAGAGTCGAGCTGGCGCCTGTTGGTAATAACATAGTATTGGTTATGCCAGCACTATGTGGTTGTGCTTTTATTATTTGTCCATGACTGTTAGCATGACAGTTTAATTGAATTTGACCTTCAACACTACTACCATTGCCTTTTACTTCTAAAATTTGTGTAGCTGGGTCAACAATTAAGTTACCGCTAGCCGTTGTAATCGCACCACTCATAGCGCCTCCGGCTAATGGTAGTTTGGTTGCATCAGCTGTATCTACATATGTTTTTGTTGCAGCATCTTGAGCGGCAGTTGGATCTCCTACGCCAGTCACTTTGTTAGTGCCTAGTGCTAGATCGCCTGTTAGTGCTATACTACCGTCTTTTTCTAATTTGTCTGTGTTTAAGTTAGTCCAGTTTGCATCAGCTTCATTGTGGGAAAGCGGACTACCCTTCCCTGCTCGCGTTACTATAGTGCTCACGCTGTTCTCCTTTTAGGAATCTTTTGTTATAACAACTTTATTTATGCCAAAAAAAACCCCCTACTGCAGGTGTGCTACAATAGAGGGCTAAAACGACATTTGGGTAACAACTTTGCTGGAGACAAAAACCCATGTCATACAGTTAGGGAAAATACATCAACTGTAGAATACCGCGAGGTAAATGTTAATGTATGTAGGCTAAACAAACAATCAACCTAACTGCTTGTTACAAGTTCAGGATAAATTGCTAAAATGAAGATAAAAACAATTTGTTGTAACAGTTTTATTTATACAGTTTAAGGGACTGTATAAATTCTTAACTTGCTTTAATATAACACTGTATATAGTCTGAGTCAACCTTTATTATGCGGCAATGCCCATTTCTTTTAGTCCACCACCTATACAAGCAAAGCCGTGTCCTTTTTTAACAAACAATGTATCACCAAATTCAAAATACCAAACACTACCTTCATTTAACGAGTTATACACATTTGTTACCCAGGCTTCGTTAGCATCTTGTTGATACTTTGGTAAGTTAAACCAACCTGCAACTTCTCCAATGTCATTGATTGTCATTATTGGATTAGCATCTGGTTCCATTGCTTTAGCAATTACTTCTTGCATATGAGCACTGTTAAGAAACACATCTAAAGTTGTTCTATTACTCTCTGTTAATTTGATGTTGTTTATTTCATTGTCACTTAGTGTTTCAAAGTGTTCTTTTGCTTCTTGGATTGACACTTTGTTTACTTTTGCAAACAATTTAATTTTTCTTCTTTTTTCTGTTCTATTCATTTTGTAGTCTCCGTTTTGTTGTTGTTTTCTAACTATACTTTATAATAACACTTATATAGTATGCGTCAACCTTTTTTATAATGTCCAAATAGGCTCATCTTTGCTGTATGCACTCCACGGAGTAAAGTTGTGTGCAACTGTTAAACTGTCTAATTTAGCACAGTAAACACCACCATTTGAACCATTCCAATGGTCATCTATTTTAATTGTAGTGTTAGCATTGAAGTTGTCTAAATTGGGCATGGGCATACGAATAAGAGGAATTAGTGC